TTAGATTCTCTGGTACTCTGGTAGATAATAATGGTATTGCAGTTAACAACGGTATCTCACTGATAACTATCAATACTGCTTCCTATGGTGGAAAGGATATTGAATCTACCGAATCCGTTAAGAAATATTCAACACAGATCTATGCATCACAGAACAGGGCAGTTACTGCAGCCGACTATGAAGCGCTTGTTCCTAAACTTTATACAGAGACTGAATCTGTATCTGCATTTGGTGGAGAGGTTCTGACACCTCCAGCATATGGTAAGGTCTTTATAAGTGTGAAACCAAATAATGGAGTATATCTTTCTATCGATATCAAAGAGAATCTTATTGATGATTTGAAGAAATATTCTGTTGTCGGTATTCTTCCAGAGATTGTTGATCTAAAGTATTTGTATGTTGAGACTGATGTCAAAGCATATTACAATACAGAAGTTGCACCTTCTGCTGATTTTGTTAGGACATTGATCATTCAGAACATTGATAGATATTCAAAATCTGGAGGGTTGAATCGATTCGGTGCGAGATTTAAGTATAGTAAGTTTCAAAAAATTATTGACGACAGTAATGTTTCGATAACTTCGAATATCACCACAGTGACCATGAGAAGGGATTTGGAACCTGTGTTAAATAGTTTTACCGAATATGAAATTTGTTACGGAAATCGTTTCCACGTCAAGAGTGAACTTGGTTACAACATTAAATCATCAGGATTTAAGGTTAGTGGTATCAGTGATACCGTTTATCTCAGTGATAGACCGAGCACTGATTTGAAGACAGGATCCATATTCTTGTTCAAGTTGAACTCCCCAACAGAACCTGTCATATTGAAACAGTCAATTGGAACTATTGATTATGTTAAAGGTGAAATTAAACTGAATCCAATCAATATTATATCAACAGTTGTGAGTAGGGCTGTTCCACTAATTGAAATTTCTATTTCTCCATATTCAAACGATGTAATCGGTTATCAGGATCTCTACTTACAGTTGGACAGTTCAAAATCCACAATAAGTACCATCTCCGATAACATTTCCTCTGGTAATGATATTTCGGGTACAAATTACATAGTATCATCCAGTTATACAAACGGATCTCTCATCAGATAATAAAGAATGTCAGTAGATAGAATTAAGTTCCAGAATATTGTCGAGAGCCAAGTTCCCGACTATGTTAGAGACGACTACCCACTTCTTGTTGATTTCTTAAAACAATATTATGTTTCACAAGAATTTGAAAGTGGAACATATGATATTGTTCAGAATATTGACCAATATGTAAAGGTTGAGGAATTAACCCACCTCAAAACCTCCACAATTCTTGGTGCAGATTTATCATATACTGATACGACAATTACGACAAACTCTACAGAAAACTTTACCGAAGGATTTCCAACTAGAGATGGTTTGATTCAGATTGACGATGAGATTATTTACTACGAATATAAAACTGATATAACTTTTGAGAACTGTAGAAGGGGTTTTAGTGCAGTAACGTCATATGAAGGATCCAACACTCCCGATGAGTTAGTATTCACTACAACAGAGGCTGATACTCACACTAAAAATACAGAAATAAAGAATTTAAATATTCTCTTCTTACAAAAGTTTTTATTAAAACTAAAGTCACAAGTTGTCCCTGGTTTTGAAGATAGAACTTTATATTCTGGATTGAATCAAGAGAACTTTATATATCATTCAGATAGTTTTTATAAATCAAAAGGAACTGATAGATCCTTTGAAATTCTTTTCAGAGCACTTTATGGTGAAGATGTAGAGGTTATCAGACCCAGTGAGTTTCTATTAAGACCTTCCAATGCAAACTTCAAGGTAACCAATGATATTATTGTTGAGCAATATCTTGGTGATCCTATGGATCTCAGGAATAAAACTCTTTTCCAGGACAGTAGTGGGGCCAGAGGTTCTGTAAGTAATGTCAGACCCGTCGTATATAATGGAGTAGTTTACTATCAAGTCAGTCTTGATCTTGGGTATCAGAGAGATATCAATGTAGACGGTACTGTTTTAGGTTCTTTTGTACCAAATCAAAAGACAAAAGTTCTAAATGACGTTTCAATTGGTTCAACATACATTGATGTAGATTCGACAGTTGGTTTTCCAGAAGAAGGAACATTAGACACTGTTGATGTTGATGCCAATGAGTATATTGCATCATACTCGACCAAAAACAATAATCAGTTTTTTAACGTCTCTCCAGTAAGTAATATAATCAAAAAGGGAACAGATATTACCCTATACAATCTTGCTTATGCATATGTCGATCAAAGTGAGTCTCAAGAGAAGATTGAGGTAAAGATCTCTACAGCACTTAAGAACATTACCTTTGAGGAGAAGAACTTTTCTCTAAAGAAGGATGATACAATTCAAATTCAGTCTATTGGTATTGAGAAGAATACAGAGAAAACAAAAAACTGGAATTTAAATATTAAAACTGGTTGGAAAGTACAATCATTCAATTTAACTGATCTTAGTTCAAAAAAATATAGTATTGTTTTAAATGAAGATCATCTCTTAGAGATTGGTAATAAAGTTCACTTTATTGATAAAAATAATATTATTACCGAAGGAACTGTTTCGGCAATCTCTTCTAGAAAAGAGTTTTCAGTAAATACACAAACGTTACTTGATTCGTCAAAAGAGTATAGAGCAGAGAACCAAATACTTTATACAAACTCGACGAAGTATTCTTATTTGAATAAGTATTTTACAAATGTTCAGAATACTTACTCTAAGTTTAATGACGACCTTCTTGTTTCATCCAATTCAATTCCATCATACAGAAATGTTTTAATAAATCCATATAATAGATCTTTGACATTTAGTGGTACTGCGACTAATAATACTATTCAACTGTTGAATAGTGGTGATCATGGTTTTTATACTGGTGATGCTATCTACTACACTCCAGGTAAATCTATCACTACAACCACAGATAGTGATGGAAATACAATTACTACATCAGTTCTATCAACATTTGATAATGTTACTGAAGGTGTATTCTATGTCAAGAGAGTCGATAGTCTTAGTATCAAACTTTCAAAAAGTAGATCAAATCTTTTTAATGATATCTTTGTTACATTGAATGGTACAGTATCAAACGTCAAATTTGAATACTTCAATTTCTACAATAAAACATTTGAACCGCAATCAATCTATAGAGAAATACTATCACCTATAAACAAGAGTGGTGAATATAAAACTGTTTCTGGATACACCGGTATTCTGAATAATGGTGTAGAGATTCTAAACTATAAATCTCCTAACAAAGTGAATTATGGCAATATAACCGAACTTAAAATTACAAATAGTGGAAGGGGTTATGATATTATCAATCCCCCTATCGTAAGAATTGATGATAATGTAGGAACTGGTGCAACTGGTACTGTAAATGTCAAGGGTCAGTTAGAAAGAATTGATATTCTCGATAGTGGTTTTGATTATCAAGACAGACCCTTTGTCTCCATATCTGGTGGTAATGGTATTAATGCATCCGCAGAAGTTAGACTTTCGTCTGTAACTCATAGTGTATCATTTAATGCAGAACAGAATTCTGCACAGGTAAGTTTGGGATCTAGTACCATTGGATTTTCCACCTATCACAAGTTTAGAGACAGTGAGGAAGTAATCTATCTAACAGATGGTCAGACTGCCGTTGGAGGTCTTTCTAGTACGGCATCATACTACGTTGGAGTTGAGGACAGTAAGACAATCAAACTTTACGAAAATCTAAATGACTCTATTACGGGTATTAATACCATTGGCTTAACTTTATTTGGTAATGGTGTTCATAGATTTAGGTCTTCTACTTTAAAAAGTATTGTCACATCTGTAGTTGTAACGAATCCTGGTACTGGATACGAAAATAAAGAGAGAAATATTGTTGGTGTTAATACTGCATCAAATGAGTTTACTATTGAGAATCATGGTTACTCTGAAAAAGAAATCGTAAGATATACAACTGGTTCTTCGCCAATTGAAGGTCTTGTAGAATCCAAAGATTATTATGTTGTAAGACTTAGTGGTGATAAGTTTTCACTTGTAGAAGTTGGAACTGGAAACACCACTACTAATTATTACTATGATAGAAATGTTAAAGTTGAACTTAGATCAGTTGGTTCAGGATCTTTCAACTATCAACCAATCACTGTTAGTGTCAATGGTGTAACTGGTGTTTCTACCAGATCTGATCAGGACTTTTCATGTCAGGTTCAACCAGTATTCAGAGGAAATGTTGAATCTATTGATGTGACTAGTGGTGGTGTCGGATATGGTTCATCTGATATTATTAACTTTGATAGAAAACCAGTAGTAACACTCTTTAGTGGTTCTGGTGCAATTCTGATCCCTGTTGTTAACAATGGTCAGATCGTAGATGTGTTGGTTAATAATTCTGGAAGTGGATATAACTCTCCTCCTGAACTTGAACTTCAAACATCAACTGGTAAGAATGCAGTTCTTACTCCAGTTCTTAAGAATGGTGGAATTGTATCTGTCAAAATTATCAAAGCTGGTGCAGGTTATGTTCCCGATAAAACATCCATCAAGGTAACTGCTGCCGGTAATGAAGTTGTGGTTGATCCAATGATTAACCAGTGGAATATCAACCTGTTCGAAAGAAATCTCAATGTCATTGGTGATGATGATGGTTTTCTTGATAACAGTATTAATGATGATGAATTACAATACTCTTGTTTGTATGCACCACGTCCATTAAGACAGAATACTTTTGTCATTACTGGAACTGATGAAGATAATACCAACTATGGTGTTCCAGATCTCACTCTGGTAAATGGTGTTGAGGTTTCAAATATATTTCACTCACCAATTATTGGTTGGGCATATGATGGTAATCCAATTTATGGTCCATATGGTTTCACTGAAGCTTCTGGTTCAGGTTTTGTAAGGGAGATGAAGTCTGGATATGAATTAAGGTCTAACACTGTAAACAGACCATCTGCCTCCCAGTATTCTTTAGGTTTCTTCGTTGAAGATTACGTCTACACTGGAGGTGGCGATCTTGATGAACACAACGGTAGATTTTGTGTAACACCAGATTATCCAAATGGTGTCTATGCATACTTTGCAACTATTAATGGAATCAATGATTCTATTGGCCCTTTCCAAGGATTCAGAAGACCACAGTTCCCTTATCTGATTGGTGATTCATATCATTCAGTTCCGAACAACTTTAATTTCAGATCATCTTCCAACCAAACTGAATATGATATTCAAAGTGATCGTTGGTTGAGAAACACATATTACTATAACCTTGATAATGAAGAAACTGGATATAACTATATCTTCAACTCCAATATTGTCAACAAACAAGTTATAGAGGTAACCTCAGCATCTCTGGGTGTTATAGAAGGTGTAGGTATATTGACCGGTGGTTCTAACTATAAGATCAACGATTCTGTAGTATTTGATAATTCGAATAGTGGTGGTAATGGTGCTCAAGCAAGAGTCACATTACTTGATGGTAAGACAATTGATACTGTAAGTATTGCATCAACGATATTTTATGATATTGAATTTGTGCCCTTTAATGATGGATCCTTCATTGGTTTCTCGACACAGATTCACTCATTCAACAATAATGATGTTGTCAACGTAAGTGGTCTTTCATCTTACTTTAGAGGATTTGATAAGTCTTATCGTGTAGGTGTTAGAACTGACAACTTTGTATTGACTCTTGGCATTTCTACTGCAAATACTAATGATGTTGGATACCTATATGTTAATGGTCTCCTTGAGTTCCCATATATCAGACCAGATGATATCTTTAAAGTTGATAATGAGAAAGTAAAAGTTCTAAACATTGACAAGAAGACAGGAAGAATCAGAGTTCAAAGAGCTGTAGAAGGATCTAATGGTGCTCCACATACAAACTCTTCTATCCTCTTTGAGGATCCTAAAAAGTTTAGTATCAATGTTGGTACATTAAAAACTACTAGAACATTCAATATTAACAATACTCTCTACTTTGATCCTGCAGAGTCTGTTGGTCTTGGAACTGTATTGGGAACAGGTATTGGTAATACCATTACATTCTCAAACCCAGGTGTTGGTCTGACTCAGGTATTTGTTCAACCACAAAGTATCTACTATCCTGATCATGATTTGAGATTGAATGATCCAATTTTCTACTCTACAAACAGTGGATCATCTGTTCAAGTTTGGAATGGAACTTCTGCAGGTTATGTAAATCTCACGTCATACCAAAATCTTTATGCAATACCACTTTCTAAGAATAGTATTGGTATTAGTTCCAATAAAGTAGGACTTGGTAGTACTGGAGTTTATGTTGGTGTTAATACTTCTACAGCTCTTCTTTACTTTACTAATGTTGGTACTGGTAATACACATAAATTTACTACAAACCTGAACAAGGTAGTTACTGCAGAGGTTTCCAAAAATACTGTAACAGTATCAACTTCTTCCACTCATGGGTTGGTAAGAGGAGATTTAGTTAACGTTGAAATTAAACCAAATTTAGAAGATACAGTAATTGTTAAGTATGATGATTATAATAGAAGAATTGTATTTGATCCAAGATCATTTACTGCCGGTGATGTGGATATTGTAAGAAACTCTATTACCTTCTCCGATGAGTTCTTTAAACTTGGAGACAAAGTTATTCACACTTCATCATCACCTTCTGGTGGTCTTGAAGATAATACAATTTATTACATAGTTCCTTTCAACGACACTATGGTAAGACTAGTAAGAGAAAAATATGAGGTCAACTTAGAGAATCCAAACTTCATTGATATTACTAGTGCCTCTACTGGAACACTCTCCAAGATTAATCCACAGGTTCAAACCAAGAAAAATAATACACTTACGTTCGATCTTTCTGACAGTTCATTATCATTTATTAGTGGTGGGGCCAGATACTCTGCCTTTGATATGAATCTATTCTCTGACAGAGAGTATTCAAATATCTTCTTTACTGCAGGTAAAACAAGTACTTTTGATGTTGTCAAGAGTGGGAGACCTGGTATTGATACAACAGCAACTCTCAAGTTAAATGTTCGTGATTCTGTCCCAACACAATTATACTACAAGTTTGATGTGGACTTCTTGAATATTGTTCCATCAATCAAATCAGATCTTGTTATTGATGAAGACGTAAGTTCATATAACGGTATTGAAGTTATTAAGTCACTATATGATGGTAACTATAACATTGTTGGTGTAGGAACAACCACATTTGAATATAGTATTAAGGATGTGCCCGATGTTTCTCTATACAATTCTTCTAATTCGATTTGTAAGTACACCACAAATTCTAGAAGTACATTTGGTCCTATTGCAAAAATTGATGTTAGTGACGGTGGTACCGGTTATAAAGAGTTTCCTGGTATTACTTCAATAAGAAGTGGTATTGGTAGTAATGCAATAATCACATTAACCAGTGAAAGTATTGGTGAAGTTCTTTCTACCAAATTTGAGGATATTGGATTTAATTATCCCACTGATCAAACACTTAAAGTTGTTACAAATGTTCCAGAGATTTTGGAAGTAGAAGCACTACAATCATTTGATAGTATTGGTATCACTTCTTCTGGTAAAAATTATCTGGTAAATCCAGAATTAGTTATTCTTGATGGATTTACTGGTGAAGTTGTTGAGAATGTAGATATCAGATACACTCTTGGTGATACTGAAGTCAAGATTCTTAAAAATACTAATGGTCTTTATAGTAACATTCCAACGATCATCCCAGTTAAAAACTCTAACGGTGTAGGTATTTCTTCAGTTGTCTATACAGAAGCTACTAAAAATGTCAGAGTATTTTTGAGTGCTCAGTTTAGTGAACCACAAAACTTTAGATACAGAACCGGAGAAAAGGTACTGATCGAAGGTATCTCTATTGGTATCGGTTCTACAGGTAGGGGATACAATTCTCAAAATTACAACTATACATTATTCGAAGTAACTGGATTTGATTCTCAAATTGGTGGTTCTGGTGCATACTTCGACTACAATCTTAATGGATACCTAAGGTCTGGTGAGAACCCAGGTATAATGGATCCTACAAGATCTGTAGGTAGAGCAATTCCTGAAAGCGACTTCCCAGTATTTGACATTACCTTAAAACCAAATCAATTCAATATTGACGAGGTTGTAACTTCTGGTACTAAGAAAGGTGTTGTTGAAAGATGGAATCCAACTAACAGAAGATTAGTAGTTTCTACTCCTAATGAATTTGAAATTGGTTCTAAAGTTATTGGTGGGTCTTCTGGAACAGAAGTCATTGTTCAGAACAAATTAAACTTCAATTCAACTGTTTCGACGGGTGCAGGAACGACATTCGTTAATGGTTGGAAAACAAACTCTGGATTCTTGAATGATAGTCTTCAGAGAATTCCGAATAATGAATATTATCAAAATCTTTCATATTCACTTAAATCCAGTGTAGCTTTTGATAAGTGGGATGATGCGGTCAGTAGTCTTGGTCACGTTGCAGGCCTTGCAAAGTTTGCAGATCTAAGAGTAGAATCTACAGAACAAACCCCAGGTGGTTTAGTTGTAACTTCTGCACAATCTGATGTTGAAGTTGTCATTGATGTCATTAGTGAGTCAAGTATTCATTGTTGGCACGATTTTGATAACGTATCAGAAAATTCATTTTATGTTGATAGTAATTTAACTTCCGATCAAATTAATTTTGATAATAAAATTCTTGTAGATTATAACGAATCTTTTGGTAATAGGGTTCTGAGTATTGATGATTTCAGTGACACTTTCAACAGTGTTGTAAGATTGGAGAAATACTCTAATGTAGGTGTTTTCCCTACAAGTCATACCTATAATAAAATTCTTACATATTGTAGAGATCAGGTTCTGACTAACCAGAGACAAATCGAATTTGTCTCTGTTCTTCATGACAATAATACAGCACATATTTCAGAATATGGTGAGGTTGATAGTGGAAATAATCTGGGCTCATTTGACTTCGTTATAAGTGGTGACCCCACAAAGTGGGAACTAAGATTTTATCCAATCAATTTTGCATACAACTCTTACGATGTCAATACCCTATCATTTAGTATTCTTGACAATATTAGTGGCATAGGTACAACTTCATTCGGTGATATTATTCAAGTTGATAGTACTCATGTCAATGTTTCTGCTGGCACAACTACAACAATTGTCTCCATTCCAAATACTTATAGATCTGCCAAGTTACTTGTACAAATTGAAGATACTAGTAATAACTACTCTGTAGATGAACTTAATTTGGTTCACGATGGAACTGACGTATATTTCTTGGAGTACGGTAATATTTCTACTAATATAACTGGATTTGGTACTTTCAATGTTTATGTTGATGGAAGTAATATTGATGTTGATCTCATCCCAAGCGTTGGGGTTGGACTTACTGTCAATACGTCTATTATTGCTACCTCCGATAATACTGGTGTTGCAGGAACAACTTATCTAAACAGTGCAAAACTAGATTCTAAATTTACTTCAATCGCTGCATCTGGTTCTCCCACCGCAAATACAATCGCTAGTTACTCTGGAATAACAGAAGCTGGTTACCATATTGTTACTGTTGAAGATACTACTAACAACGAATATGAATCATTTGAAGTTATCACACTTCAATCTGTTACTACTCCATCTGAGTTTGTTGAATATGCAAACGTTAAGAGTGGTGGTTCTCTAGGTCAAGTTGGTATTGATACGACTAGTGGTACTCTTAATCTTACATATACACCTAATGCAAGTATTAATGCTGAGGTAAGAGTATTCACTATTGGAATGGAACCTTCTACTGATAGTGGTAGACCAGATCTTATCAATTTGAATAATTTGCGTATTATCGGTGATGAAGAAACTTACATAGGAACTTTACTTGATCTTGCAACATCATTTGACCTGAAGCATGAGGGTGATCAGATTTTCTTGAGAGGATTTGATGGTAGTGATCCTGGAATCGTTTCAACAACAAATAATAGTATATCCATTCCAAATCACTTCTTTGTAACTGGTGAGGAAGTTGTTTATAGTTCTCCTGGTGCAGGAACAACTGCAGCAATTGGTATTGCTGCAACAACAGTTCCTGGTATCGGTCTTACTGACAAGTTACCAACAACTCTATATGTCGTTGCTCCAAATAGTAAGGATCTTAAGTTTGCCACTACTAGTGAAAATGCTCTGAAACTTGATCCAGTTGTTCTAAGTATCGGATCTACTGGTATTGGTGCAGGACATAGTATTACTGCAACAAAACAGAATCAGAAGGTTCTTCTTGCAGTTGATAATATTATCCAATCACCAATTGTTTCTTTTGGTATTACAACAACTCTCGCACAAGATGTTGTATTCCAACAGGACATCCTACTTACAGGTATCACTTCAATCTTCACTGGCGATAACCTTCGTATTGGTGATGAGATTGTTACTGTCGCATCTGTTGGAGTTGGTAATACAACATCAATCAATGTTCGTAGAGGAAGACTAGGAACCTTAAGAGGATCACACTCTGCTGGTGATCTAGTCGAAAAACTAAGTGGTGAGTATAATATTATTGGAAACACCTTGAACTTTGCATCTGCACCTAAAGGCACAGAGCCAGTTGGTGTCACTACAGCAGAAAATCCTGATGAAACTGATTGGACTGGTATTACCAGTTACTCATCCTTCCAAGGAAGATCGTTTATAAGATCTGGTCTTATAAATTCGACCAATGAAACATACTATCAAAATTATATCTATGATAATATTTCTGATCAGTTCACTGGTATTAGAAGTGAATTTAGTATGAAAGTTGGTGGTTCTGATGTTATTGGTATTGCGACACAAAATCCATTTGTTATTATTAACGGCATCTTCCAACAACCTACGGGAAATCAGCCACCTTCACTTCAAGTTGGTGATTATAGAATGGCCGAAAATACTGGTGTTACCAGTATCACATTCACTGGTAATAATGGTCTTCCTACTGGTTATGATCCAAATAATGGCGAGTATCCAATTGGTGGTCTGATGGTTTCCGTTGGGTCTTCTAATGGATTTGGATATCAGCCTCTTGTTTCTGCTGGTGGAACCGTAACTGTTTCTGCTACTGGAACAATTACCAATGTCAGTATCGCAAATTCTGGTTCTGGTTATAGATCTGGTATTCAAACTGTTGTTAATGTTGGTGTTCAGACTTATAGTACAGGTGTTCCTAATATTGAATTTATTGGAACTGCCGCGGTAAGTGGTGGCCATATTGTAAGTGTTGCAATCACAAATCCAGGTGTAGGATACACTGGAACAAATCTTCCAGATCTTGTATTTGATGAACCACTGAGTTATGATAATATTCCTTTGAGTTACTCACCTGGTTATGTTGGTTCTGGCCAAAGTGCAACTGTTGATATTGTAGTTGGTCAAGGTTCTAGTGTTATTAGTTTCACACTTAGAAGTTATGGATTTGGTTATGGTAATGGTGAGAGACTTACAATTGAATCTGGTGGAACTACTGGTATTCCTACTGATCCAAGTGTAACATTTGAAAACTTCCAACTTCTGATCGATGAAGTTTATGATGATAAGTTCAACTCTTGGTCTGTTGGAGAATTAGAGGTTCTCGATACTCTTGATAATGAGTTTGATGGTCAGAAGACTAACTTCCAAATAACACTTAATGAAGACCCATTTACAATTGTTGCTGCAAAAGGTTCTCTTGTTGATGTTGAACAAACTTTAATTGTCTTCATCAATGATATACTACAAGTTCCTGGAGGTGCATATATCTTCAAGGGTGGTAGTATCATTCAATTTACTGAGGCACCTAAGGTAGGTGATACATCTAAGATTTTGTTCTATAAAGGAACCGGTAGTGTTGATGTTAGATTCGTTGATATTCTAGAAACTGTCAAACCTGGTGATAGTCTTGACATTGACAATAACCCAGAACTTGGTCAGGGTATTAGTCTTGAAGAAGATTTGAGAATAGTTACTGACATTATCACTATTGATTCTGTATTCACCAATCCTTATAGTGGTTCAGGTATTACAACTGACGCAAATCTCTTAAGACCTGTTACCTGGTGTAAACAACTTGTCGATAAGATTATTGATGGTGAGGTTGTTGGTAAGGACAGAACTCATTATGAGCCTCTGATCTACCCTTCATCCTATCTGATTCAACCAGTAAGTTTGGCATCAACCGTTGCATATGTTGATTCAGTAAGACCTCTTTATGGGGCAGAGAACGAAGCGACTACAAGATCCTTCCAAAACAGCATTAACATTGTATCACAAAATACTTTGGTTGGAGCAACTGCTGCAGCAATTGTTTCTTCCGCAGGAACAATTACTTCTGTCAACATCACCAATCCTGGAATTGGTTATACAGTTGCACCACAGGTCGTCATTTCTACACCTGTAGGAATTGGATTGACACAGAGGGCATCTGCAACCGCAACTGTCTCTGGTGGATCGGTCAATACAATCACAGTTGTAAATCCTGGAGCAGGTTATACATCTTCCAATCCACCAGTTGTTCTTATTGAAACCCCAGAAGTTGTTAGTGAATTAATTCCTATCAATTCCTACAGTGGAGATTATGGAACCATTGTTGGTTTCAATACTACAAAGGTTGGTTCACAAAACAAATACATATTTGACCTCTTTATTCCAGAAGATTCATTTATGAGGGATGGATATTTGATTGGAACTGGTATTACAGTCAGTACAATTAATGTTGGTGATTATCTAACTGTATTTGATACTAATATTGACGCTGGGGGATCATTTAATACACAGGACACCACGTCCAATGTTGTTGGAACTGCCATTACTTACTCTGACGCAGTCTATCAGGTTGCGGCAGTATCGACAGAAATGATCACCGTTACTGGTTATGGTATTACAGCTGTCAGAAGAATTACAACAAATGTTGGTTCTATTGGTAGTATTAGTTATGGATCAACTGCTACAGGACAATATAGTTGGGGTAAGATTCTCTTTAATACAAGAACAGGAATTGAGACATTTACTGCATATACATCGAATGGATATACAGGAATATCAACTTCTGGTCTTGTTAGTAGAAATAGTCCTCTTAAATCAGACAACTATGTCTAAATAAGTTTATAATGGATTAGAGTGATATTGTGTCAGTTAAGGGGCAACCTACTGTTGAAAGAAAACGATTTTATTTAACTAACTAAATAACAAAAAGTCCTAACAAAATGGCAGCAATAATTACTGATCAACTTAGAATATTGAATGCTAAGAATTTTGTTGCCGGTATCCAGTCCAGCTCAAACTCTTATTATACATTCATTGGTATTCCTAATGCAACTGATTATCAATCGAACTGGGATTCTAATCCTCCCACTCCGATTGATAGTTTTGAAACCTACAGTAACACATGGGATTCAATGCTTGCGTTGAAAAAAATCAATGCAAGTGATGTAAGTCAAGTTGTTAGGAAAGTAACCTGGACATCGGGTACTACCTATGACATGTACCGTAATGATATTAGTAGAAATAATCCTTCACAACCTTCGGGTTCGTTTGACTTATATTCTGCTAATTATTATGTAATGAATAGTGATTATAGAGTCTATATTTGTCTCTATAATGGTGCTGACCCCGAAAACAACTTTGTTGGTAGTCCTTCTCTGGACGAACCAACTTTCACTGATCTAGAACCAAGAGAGGCGGGTAGTAGTGGTGATGGTTACATTTGGAAATACCTTTATACCATTAGCCCAAGTCAGGCAATTAAGTTTGATTCGACTAACTATATTCCTGTTCCTAATGATTGGTATACAAACACTAAAGATTCTCCGATAAGAGATAATGCTGCAAACAGTGGCCAATTAAAGGTCGTCACAATCAGAAACCGCGGTGTTGGTATTGGTACTGCCAATAGAACATATACTAGAGTCCCTATTAAGGGCGATGGTAATGGTGCAGAAGCAACCATTGTTATCAACAATGACTCTAAAGTAGAAAGTATTAATATTTCCAAAGGAGGTTCTGGATATACCTTTGGTTCTGTTGATTGGGAATCTGGTGGAGTTCCTACTGGTACAACTTTACCAATTTTTAATGTAATTGTCCCACCACAAGGTGGTCATGGTGCTGATATCTATAGAGAACTAGGTGCATATAACGTTCTGACATATTCTAGATTTGAAAATGATACTGAAAATCCAGATTTTATCACTGGTAACCAGTTTGCGTCTGTAGGACTTGTAGAAAATCCATATACACAGGGTTCAAGTTCAAATCTTACACTTGATAAGGCCAGTGCAGTATATGCTCTTAGATTAACTGGTACTGGTTATAGTTCAGCAACATTTACTCAGGACGCATACATCACTCAAACAGTTGGTCTTGGATCAACTGCTGTTGGTAGAGTTGTTTCATATGATCAAGTTACTGGTGTTCTGAAGTACTGGCAGGATAAGTCAACTGCAGGTTTTAGTACCAATGGTTCATTAAATCCTGATCCAACATATGGATTTAATATGAATAGATTTACTAGTAATACTACTACTGGTGGTAGTATTACGATTGTTGGAGGAAGTGCTAACTTGGGTATTGACACAGTATTTACCGGTGTTTCGACGGTTCTAAATAGTAGGACATATTATCTTGGTCAGTCCTTCACTAATGGTGTTTCACAACCAGAGTCTCAAAAGTATTCTGGAAACATTATTTTCCTTGATAACAGACCTTCCGTAACAAGGTCTTCGTCACAGAAAGAAGATGTAAAGATTATCTTGCAGTTCTAAAGAATTATGCCACAGGAAACTAATCTCAACGTTGCTCCTTATTTTGATGATTTCGATCCTCAGAGTAACTACTATAAGGTATTGTTCAAACCTGGATATCCTGTCCAGGCCAGGGAACTTAATAATCTACAGTCCATTCTTCAGAATCAAGTTGAAGATGTGGGAGATCACCTGTTTAAAGAAGGTGCTCAGGTAATTCCTGGTAACGTAACTTATAACTCAACATTCTACGCTATCCAGATTCAGGAAGAATTTCTTGGAATTCCTGTTGCGCTATATCTTGACCAGTTGATTGGGAAGAAGATTAGTGGTAGAGATTCTGGTGTAACCGCAAAAGTTATTACATATATCACAAATAAAGAGTCAGAGAGAGGAAATTATACTCTATATGTTACATATTTTGATTCTGCAAGTACAGATGCTGTAACTGAGACTTTCTTTGATAATGAAGTTCTGGTAACAGAAGTCAATATTAACTATGCAACCACGTTCATCTCTGCCGGTGAAGGTTTTGCAAATACACTTACAACAAATGCCTCTGCCAAGGGTTCAGCATTTACTCTGAACAATGGTGTGTACTTTTTGAGAGGTACTTTTGTTGATGTGTATGATCAAATTTTGATTCTTGATCAATATTCAAACAAACCAAACTACAGAATTGGTCTACAAGTATCAGAAAGTATTATTTCTTCTGATGTAGATCCAACTCTCACAGATAATGCCCAAGGTTTTAACAATTATAGTGCTCCAGGGGCAGATCGCTTCAAAATTAGTGCAATTCTTGCAAAGAGACCCTTAGACGAATTTGAAGATAGTAACTTTGTTCAGTTATCTGAAGTTATTGGTGGCGAATTAAGATCAGATGTCAATAAAACTGAATATAATATTCTGTCTCAAGAACTCGCCAGAAGAACTTATGATGAATCAGGAAATTACTACATTAAAGAGTTTACTACTTCTTTAAGAGATAGTTTAAATGATGGTGAAGGAAATAGAGGTATTTACGAAGAGGGACAAACCACTGCTCAGGGTAGTGTTCCTAATGAAAACCTTGCAATCTACAGAATTTCACCTGGTAAGGCATATGTGAAAGGTTTTGAGGTTGAAACCAGATCTACCACTCTCATTGATTGTCCAAAACCAAGAACCACGCGTTTACTTCAAAATCAAGCCATTAACTTTGGTTTTGGTCCCACCTTTGAAGTTGATACTGTCTTTGGATCTGCAACAATTGGTTTTAATACTTCAAATACTCTAAGTCTCAGAGATCAAAGAGTCCAAACCAATGGAACCGCTGCTGGTAAGGAAATTGGTGTTGCAAGAATCTATGATTTTGCACTAGAATCGGGTTCTTATGACACTACAAACTCAAATCTGAACAAGTGGGATCTTTCACTGTTTGATGTACAAACAAATACAGATCTTACAGTCAATGAGAACGTAACTCTTACACTTCCAACCTTTATTCAAGGTGAATCTAGTGGTGCTTCTGCATATCTTAGAAGTCCAGTAAGTGCAGGAGCTGCTGTTACTGCATATAATGTAAAAGGTAACTTCTTTATTGGAGAAAACCTGGTATTTAACGGTGTTAAGGATAATGACAGATATGTAATTGATTCTAGATCATATGGTAACTCTGATATTCAGTCAGTTTATGGTATTGTTGGTGCAGCAAATACGTTTACTGCCAATATTGTTCCAAAATCTAATTTTGTTATTGGAAATGCAACCTTGACTGCTGGTGATACCGCGACTGGTATCTCAACTATTACAACTGCAACCACATCCTTTATTGGTATTGCTACTGTTGGTAATCTGGTAAAATACACCACAATTTCTAGTTCGGTTCCTTCTCTTGGTAGAATTACTGAGAATAGTGGATCTGCTTTAAAAATTGTCGGTGTTGCTACAGTCACTGGTGTTGTCGAAGGTTCTGTTCCTTCTGTACTTACTAGTGTAAATGATCTAGCAATTGTTAATAGTAAGGTTCAAAGAAACTTTGGAAGTGGAAATGAATCCACCAATCAGTCTCTTTATAGTATTTTTCCCAAGAAAAATCTATCTTCTGTTGATCTTAGTTCTTCTAATCTTGTCATTAGAAAACAGTTCCAAACTTCAATTAGTGCTGAAGGAGAGACTCCAGCAATTGATGCAGGAACAAATGAAACCTTCCTACCATTTGATGAAGAGAGATATATTCTTATTCGCTCTAATGGAACCACAGAGGTTCTGACTTCTGATAAGGTTGTTCTTACCAATGGTTCTACTACTATTCAAATCATTGGTCTTTCTGGTGCAGATTCTGCAGGTTCAATCCTAATCACAACTCTGAGAAAGAGTTCTGTTACTGTCAAGGTTAAGAGAAAATCAATATCAAATAGTCTTATTGTTGATAAGTCCAAACTTTCTGCATCTGGTACAAATACAGGTTTTGCAGGTACTAGTCTGAATGATGGACTTACCTTTGGTAACTACCCATTTGGAACCAGAGTTCAAGACTCTGTGATTTCATTGAATGTTCCTGATGTTGTCAAAATTCACGGTATTTTTGAATCTACCAATACTAGTCCTGCGCAATCACCAAGTATGGTTCTAGGGTCTCTTGATGGTCCTACAGCAACAACAAATGACCTCATTATAGGTGAGACCATTACTGGTACAATCAGTGGTGCAAAAGCTTTTTATCTGACTAGAAAGACTGATACAACTGTTGGATTCATTTATTTGAATGATACTTCTTTTGAGAAGAATGAGGTCGTTCAGTTCAGTCAATCTGGTGTAAGTGGAATTGTAGGTACATTTGAAGCTGGATCCAGAAACATTACAGATCAATATACATTTGATAATGGTCAAAGAGAGACCATTTATGACTACTCCAGACTAATAAGGAAACCAGGTTTTAAATCACCTGTAAGACAGTTAAGAGTGTATTATTCTAAGGCATTCTACGATTCTGCCGACACTGGTGATATCACAGTTGTAAACTCTTATAATTCTTTTGATTATAATGGAGAAATCAATGCTATTGATGGAGTCAGAAATACTGACATAGTTGATGCAAGACCAAGAGTAAAAGATTACTCTATCACTGCAAATTCCAGATCTCCACTTGAGTTCTATGGAAGAGATTTTGATGGTGGAGTAACTGGACAACATAGTTCAAAAAATGTTATTGCATCAGATGAGTCAATGACACTTGATTATAATTATTATCTTGGAAGAGCTGATAGAGTTTATCTTTCTCCAGATGGTGGATTGAGTATTAAGTATGGTACTCCATCAGATGATCCAAAACTTCCTGATGAAGTTAGTGGTTCTTTGAATATTGCAAACATATTCCTCCCAGCATATCTTTACACAACAGAAACTGCAAGAGTGTCTGTTGTACAACATAAGAGATATCAGATGAGAGATATTTCTAAGTTGGAGCAGAGAATTAAGAGTCTTGAGTATTATAGTTCTCTAAGTTTGATTGAAACTAATACACTAAATCTCTTTGTTCCTGACTCAAATGGTCTGAACAGATTTAAGAGTGGAATCTTTATCGATAACTTCTCTACTTTGAATCCTCAGGATACTACTATTGGGGTTAAAAATAGTGTTGATCTTAAGAACAGAGTTCTGAGACCATCTCATTATACGACTGCAATCAATCTGGAGGTTGCATCTACTGCAATTGCAGGAATTGGAACTACAACTCAAGCAAATCAAGATTCCAGATTCGCTGAAATTGTTGCAGAAGGTGTTAAGAGAAAAGGACAAACAGTACTTCTTGATTATACAGACACTTCCTGGTTGGTACAACCATTTGCTACTAGAACTGAGAGTGTAACTCCTTACCTGGTACAATTCTGGAATGGTTCTATTTCTCTTGAACCGGATGTTGATATCTGGATTGATGTTAATAGACTAGAAACCAGAACTGTAGAAAATGAAGGTGCATTTGAGGCAATTGCTTCGGCACTTCAAGCAGAAGTCACTACTGCAGAAGATGGATCCAGACTTGGTGTTACTCCTGTTCAGTGGGACTCATGGGAAACTGTCGGTGTCAATGTTGATATTGATACAGACAGTACTGGTCAAAGAAGACAACTTTCTAGGGAACAAATTAATCAGGCCGGAATTCGAGCACCATGGGGTGCAACTGGTAATGCAACTACAATTAGAAATACCACTTCTCTGGATCAACAGAGAACAGGTTCACAATCAACTGTTACTGAAGTTATCAATAATGAAACTCTTGGTGATAGAGTTGTAAGTAGAGAACTGGTTCACTTCATCAGATCTCGTAATATTGAAGTTACTGCAAAACGTCTGAAGCCATTCACTCAAGTTTATCCATTCTTTGATGGTGTAGATGTTTCTAACTTTACCTTCAACAAACTGGTCGAAGTTCAAATGATTAGTGGAACATTTGTAGTGGGTGAGACTGTTAATGGTGAAATGGCTGCAGCCAATAATACTGAGAATGTTCAGGCAATAACCTTACCTTCAATTTCATTCAGAGTAGCAACTGCAAATCATAAGTACGGCCCATACAATAATCCATCTGATACTTATGTAGAGAGTCCATATGATAGGAACAATAATGTTCCTGCTACATATTCAGAAACATCTACAATTTTGAATGTTGATACTTTCAGTCTTCAAAATGAAAATCAACCTGAATTTGAGGGTAGAGTTAGACCTGGTATGGTTCTTATTGGTGGTACTAGTGGTGCAACTGCAGTAGTCAATTCTGTTAGATTGGTTACTGATAAACTTGGTGTATTGATTGGATCATTCAGAGTTCCTAATGTATCTGACCTCAAGAACCCTGTATTTGAAACCGGTAGATCTACCTTCAAACTTACGAATGATCCAACTAATAGTCCTATTGAAGGATTCTCAACAACCGCAGGTGAGGAGATCTTCTATTCTGAAGGTAGTATTGACAATACTCAAGAAGTAACACTTTCACTCAGAAATGCAAGAGTTGAAGTCAACAGTGAGTTTGCCGAAAATAGACAACTATCAGATACTGATACAGGTCTTATTCTAAGTGATGTTACTATTAACCCACCACCACCACCACCATCTCCACCATCTCCTCCTTCACCACCGCAACCTCCTGGTCGTGACCCTCTGGCACAGACATTCTTCATTAGTGAAGAAACTGGTATATTCATAACAAAAATTGATTTGTTCTTCAGTCAAAAGGATGACACACTTCCTGTTACTGTTCAACTTAGAGAAACTACTATTGGTACTCCAAACCTTACTATTCTTCCTTATTCTGAAATTGATGTTGATCCCAAGGATATTAACTTGTCTCTTGATGGAACTGTACCAACAACAGTTGAATTTGAATCGCCTGTATATGTTGCAGGACTGAAAGAATATTCTGTTGTTCTCTTATCAGATTCTCTAGAGTATAGAGTATGGATTTCTAGACTTGGCGAACCTGACGTTACAACTTTGGGATCAGAGTCTGGACAGAAATTGGTATCATCACAACCAATTCTTGGTTCATTATTCAAGTCACAAAACGCATCTGTTTGGACACCAAGTCAGTATGAAGACTTGAAATTCACTGTTTATAGAGCGAACTTTACAGGACAAGGTTTTGTTGGTTTCTTCAACCCAACACTTCCAACTTCACTTTCTCGTATTTCTAAAGATGCTATCAGTATCGACTCTAGAAATATTAGTGTAGGTATTGGAACCACACTTCAAGATACAGAACTTGAATTTGGTAATACCATTCTACAGGTAGGTAAAACTGGTCGTGGAACATTAGTAGGTTATGCAGGATCTGCAACTTCAACACTTACAATTACAAACTCTGGTATTGGTTATACACCTTCTTCAGGTGGTTATACCTTTGCAGGTGTTGCACTTACTTCAATAACTGGTAATGGACTAAATGCAACTGCTGACATTTATGTTGAAGGTGGTATTGCAGTTGGTGCTACCATTAATACTGGTGGTAAGGGTTACTCAGTTGGTGATGTCTTAAGACCTCTCACTGTTGGTAATACTCAACTTGGAAGAAACATGAAACTCTCAGTTGGTGAGATTTCTGGTAATAATGAACTTGTTATTGACAATGTTCAGGGTGAGTTTGATACTCTCACACAACTCTCTTATATCAATAAGGTAGGTATTACTACTGTAGTTAATTCGGGTATTGGTGGAAATGCAATTCCAGTTGCACCAATTAGAATTAATAGTGATGGACTTCATATGCAAGTATTCCAGAGAAATCATGGAATGCATACAAGAATCAACCGTGTTACTTTAACAGATGTTGCATCTGATGTCTCACCTTCCACTCTGACAGTAAGTTACACTGGAACTGATACTGGACTTATTAGTGTTGGGAATACAAATGTCTTTGGTCAGTTTGAAGGTGTTGGTGTTGGAACTACTAATCCAGGATATGCCAAGATTGGTAAGGAAATTGTTTCCTATACTGGAGTCGCCAACAATACTTTGACTGGTATTACTAGAGGTATTGATAATAGTCAGGTAACTAGTCACAGTGTTTCTGACTTGGTTTATAAATATGAACTTGACGGTGTTTCACTAAGAAGAATTAATAGGACACATAATCTTGGAGATGTGACTAAGGCCAATCCTATTGGGCTTGACTACTATAATGTCAAGATTGATATGGACGACACAGATTATGGTATTGACAGGTCTGCAGGTACCGTTTTTGGATCAAGATACTTTGAAACTAATGCAAAGGCTGGTGGTACTAATGCAAAAGGTACTTACAACTTACCTTTCAACCTAATGATTCCTAAGATCAATACTATTGAACCGAAAGGAACTGATGTTGTCATTCAGGTAAGAACCATTTCTGAGACCAGTATTTCTGGCGGAGAAGCTTCTTATGTTGATAAGGGTTATACAGAAGTCGCAAACTTCAGAAAGAACTACTTTGAAGATCCTAGAATGATTGCTTCTCAGATTAATGAGAACACATATCTCACTACTCAACCTGGTAATAAGTCCTTTACTGCAGGTATTAACCTCTTCAGTTCAGACAATAGATTGTCACCAGCAATTGACCTAGACAATTCTTCTATTGTATTTGTGACCAACAGAGTCAATGCACCAATTACAAATTATGCAACTGATCCTAGAGTCAATACAACAGTTGATGATCCAAATAACTTCACTTATGTAAGTAAGAATGTTCTTTTGGAGAATCCAGCAAGTGGTCTGAAAGTTTATCTTGATGCTTACATCTCTAGATATAATGATGTTAGAGTATTCTATGCATTAGATCAAGATGATTCTCTGGCAGATGAGACTGTATTTGTTCCATTCCCTGGTTATGGTAACTTTGATGTCGATGGAAACCTTATCAGTCAGGTTGACAATGACGGTTCTTCGGACATAAACATTCCTAAGTATGATGACTTTATTGTTCAAAGTCCAGGAATTGACCAATTCAGAGAGTATACATTCAGTAATGATAATCTTCCTGCATTCAAGTCATTCAGAATCAAGATTATTGGAACATCGACCAACCAGTCAATTGTTCCTCAGTTTAGAAACCTACGTGCAATTGCTCTAGCATAATATGGACATGTTACCAATTGAAGGTAAGGACGGGTATTTTAGGGATACCCGTTCTAATGCTATAATTAACAAAAATGAAAATGATTTTAACATGTATATGACAAATCATAAAAAACTTTCTTCTGATAAGGAACGAATCAACGACATTGAAAATGAACTTGGTAGTATTAAGGGTGATTTGAGTGAAATTAAGATGATGCTTAATCATTTTATGGACAAACATAAATAGAAAAAAGAATGTTCTATAAATGGCTAAACCCGCTTCTAGACAAGAATTAATTGATTACTGTAAGAGACAGTTGGGTTATCCTGTCTTGGAGATTAATGTTGCCGATGAACAAATTGAAGATTTGGTTGATGATGCCGTTCAGTTGTTTAATGAAAGACATTTTGATGGTGTAAATAAGGTTTTTCTCAAATATCAATTAACTCAAGACGATATTGATAGAGGAAAAGCAAGACCACCTGGTGCTTCAGGAAGTAATCAGACAGGAATTGCATCCACAAGTGCAACAACGTCCATTGTTGGGACTGCAACAACGTTCACTTACTACGAAAATAGTAATTTTATACAAGTTCCTGCAGATATTATTGGAATTGAAAAGGTTTTTCAGTTCAATAATACTCTTGGATCTGGTATGTTTAATGTAAAATACCAATTTTTCTTAAATGATGTGTTCGGTCTTTGGGGCGGAGTCACAGCAGCCTCTGGATATGACATGTTGTCATATTCAATGACTATGAGTTACCTGGAAACGATGAATTTCCTCTTAAATACTCACAAACATATCAGATTTAACCAAAGACAAGATAGAATGTATCTTGATATTGACTATGATACTGTATCAGTAGGTGAATTCTTGGTTATTGAGTGCTACAGAGCCATGGATGGTACAGATTATACTAGAGTTTGGAATGATTCCTTCCTAAAACCATACCTTACATCCCTAATTAAGAGACAATGGGGCCAAAATATGATGAAATTTCAAGGTGTTAAGTTACCTGGTGGAATTGAACTGAATGGAAGACAAATGTATGAGGATGCAGAGAAAGAATTAGAAGTAATTAGAGAAAAAATGTCCAATACTTATGAACTTCCACCGATGGACATGATTGGCTGATATGTTAAATCCATTTTTTCTCCAAGGATCACAATCTGAACAAAATTTAGTTCAAGATCTTATCAACGAACAGTTGAGGATGTATGGTGTTGAAGTATATTATATGCCCAGACAGTTTGTGACTGTAAATACTGTTATCAAAGAGGTTATTGAATCGGAGTTCAATAACTCTTACCCAATTGAGGCGTATGTTGACAGTTATGAAGGATATGGTGGTCAAGGAACACTTTTAAGTAAGTTTGGAATACAAAATTATGACGATTTGAAGATTATTATCTCAAAAGAAAGATACGAGAACTATATTTCACCTTTAGCAAAATCTATTTCTAATGGTAAACTGACATCAAGACCAAAAGAAGGTGATTTAATTTATTTTCCTCTTGGTGACAGATTATTTGAGATTAAATATGTCGAACATGAGCAACCTTTCTACCAATTACAAAAAAATTACGTTTATACACTGACTTGTAGTTTGTTCCGTATCGAAGATGAGGTTATTGATACTGGTGTCGATGAAATCGATGATAATACTCAAGATCATGGTTATATTCAAACTCTTCAGATGATTGGTGCTGGTTCTACCGCAACAGTAACAGCAGGTATTTGTACTGTTGGTGGTGTTACTGACGTATTCATTAAGAATATGGGTAATAATTATAATCATAGTCCAATTGTAGGTTTCTCATCAGCTCCTGCTGGTGGAACTATGACTGCCGGTATTTCTTCTATCACCAATGATTATGTCAATTGCTCAGGTGGGTCTGGAGGAAAGATCAATGCAGTTTATATGTCCAACTCTGGTTGTGGATATACTGTTACTCCTTGGGTATCATTCACAAACTTAACTAATAAGTCTGGAGCAGGAGCAGCTGCGACAACACGACTTGGAGATGGAACTATTCAAAGTGTGTCTGTTGCCAATAGTGGTTCTGGATATTTGACCAATCCACTAATTTCTTTCTCTCCACCAGTTGGAGGAGGTACGTCAGCAACTGGTATTGGTTATATTAACGTTGCTGGTAACGTTACAGACACCTATCTAATACATGCTGGTACTGGTTATACTACTGGAGATCTTCCTATTAATGGAACTGTTGATAATCCAACTACTGGAGTTGGAGCAACGGTTGGTATAGGAACATATTTGTTCAATGAGATTATACTTGGTTCGACTTCTGGAACAACTGCGAGAGTCAATAGATGGACTTCTTCTACCTTGGAACTTGAGATTAGTATTGTGTCTGGTGAATTTACTTCAGGTGAACCCATTTATGGAACTGAATCTGGAGCACTGTATTCGGTAATGATACAAAAACAAGATGACTTTGTCACACCATTTGCAGATAATGATACTATTGAAACAGAAGGTGACAAACTAATTGATTTTAGTGAAGTCAATCCATTTGGAATGCCTTAATCTAAATAGTTATAATATAGAGCAGGATAATGTTTGAGTATTTTTACAATGAAGTCTTTCGATCCGTCATTATTGGATTCGGAACTCTTTTTAATGGGATAGAGGTTCGTCATAAAGATGGAGATAATGATACTTTTAGTGTCATCCAAGTTCCTCTTGCTTATGGGCCCACTCAAAAGTTTCTTGCAAGAATGGAACAAGAGGCAAATCTGAATCGTCCAGTTCAGGTTACTCTTCCAAGAATGTCCTTTGAATTCACTAATCTTGAATATGACCCAAGTAGAAAAGTAACTCAAACACAAACAATCGTAACTGAAACACCAGATGGTTCTATAAAGAGAACCTACGTTCCAGTTCCATATAATATGACAGTTCAGCTTTCGATTATGACAAAGTTGAATGATGATATGTTACAGATTGTCGAACAAATCTTACCATACTTCCAACCTGCATATTCACTTCCCATCAAGTTTTTAGGTAACTTGAATGAAGTTAAGTATGTTCCAGTCAACCTTGATACCATTCAGATGGAGGATGATTATGAGGGAAATTTTGATACCAGAAGAGCTCTTGTATATACACTGACATTTACTGCTAAGACATACGTGTACGGCCCTGTGAAGGATGTTAGTAGCGAAATCATTGATAAGGTTTCTGTTGGTTATATTGCCGGTTCTAAAGGTTCTAGGGCTGCAGAGAGAGATCTTACTTATCAAGTTACTCCTAGAGCAACCAAAAATTATGACGGAGACGTTGTAACCCTATTGTCAACAAATGTTGATCTTAATGATGGCGTCATCGAAGTTGACGATGCAACAAATATTCCAGTTAGATCTTATATTATGATCGACAAAGAGTCGATGTATATTAAATCCAAGAGTGGTAATAAACTTATCGTTGATAGGGCTCAAGATGAAACACCACTTGAGAACCATCTACTAGGTTCAAAAGTTGGTAAGATTACTGCAGCAGATAATTCTCTGATTGAAATCGGTGACAACTTTGGTTTCGATGGTAATGTTTTTTGAGAATAATCCATGACTAAAAAGTATGATGAATTAGACCAAACTTTTGATGTTTCTTCCACAGAAATAGAAACTACACCAGTAGAGACGGTTGTGGAAAAAAAGATTGAAAAGATAACCTCTCGTTCCGAAGATATTAAAAAAGACTACGAATACACCAGAGGTAATTTATATTCTATTATTGAAAAGGGACAGGAGGCTATCAATGGTATCTTAGAACTTGCTCAAGAAAGTGAGATGCCAAGAGCATATGAAGTTGCTGGTCAGTTGATCAAGAACGTAGCAGATGCAACAGATAAGTTACTTACACTTCAACAGAAATTAAAAGATGTAAGTGAGGAAAAAGACCTTAAGGGTCCAACAACTGTCAATAATGCATTGTTCATTGGTTCTACCGCCGAGTTACAAAAACTGTTGAAACAAAACAGTCAAGATAAATAACTAAAAAGATAAGAAATGGCTGCCACTCCTGCAATTAACATTGTCATCCCACAAGGGGCAGATTTTAGTGAAGTTTTCACTTCTACTAATTCTGATGGATCTCTTTCTAATCTTGTAGGATTTACTGGGATATCCAAGTTAAAAAAATATCCAGACTCACCAATCATTTACAATTTTGCTGTCGGTATTAATACCATAACATCAAAAGTCTCTATTGCAATGACAGCACCTGTTACCACAAAGCTGTCACCAGGAAGATATCAATATGATGTTGTTTTGACCTCCTCTACTGGAGCAGTAACAAGAATGGTTGAAGGTTCTGCTATAGTGACAGCAGGTATTTCCACTTAAAACAAAACATTGTTAGATTACAGAGAATAGTAATACTGATAAATAATGTATCAGGGAGAGAAATCCCAAAGTATTATTACTGATAGAATGTCTAACAAAGAGGATCTGCCATCAATAAACGATTATCTGGAGGATAGTAACTTACCCTCATATAAAGATTTTATAGAAGAAAGGCAACAACTTCCATCAGTAGAAGATTATATTTCAGAATCAAATCAAAATATTATTGAAGAAGAGACTCAAACCATAGAAGATGAGAATGGTGAGTCATTTCTGGAAGTGGTTCAGTCTCAAGAATGGTCAGAATTGATCCGTTTGGTCAATGATGTAAGAAAAGATATCCCAAAAATACCTGAGATTAGGTATTATGATGAACAATTAGAGGAAATTTGTGATAAAATTTCACAAATTCAACAAGATTATGCAAAAAGTGAAAAAATTAATGTTCTAAGTATTCAAAATGAAGAATTTGGGGATAAATTATCTGAAATTGAGTTAAAAATCCCTACGGTCAAGTACTATGACCACGATATTAATATAATTTATGATAAAATTACGGATATTAAGGAAGAAATCAACAATCTTCCAGAGGTAAAATACTATGAAGAAGACCTAAAATCTTTAAAATTGAGAATTGAACAGGTAAATCAAGATATACCTACCTTTCCTGACTGGATTCAGAAAGTTCAGGAGGTTCCAGACTTCTCTTGGATTGGTAAAACCTTCAGTCTCATTGATGATGATTTCAATAAAGTACAGGGGCATATTGATTTAATCAAAGACAAGATTGATCGTGAAGTTAGTGCAATTAATGAGTCTATTGAAGTTAAAGAATTTGAATTCAAAGTTGATGTAAAAAATCTTAATGAAAATCTTGATCTAACAAACGATAGGATTACACAAACTAAGGATAAAATATATCAAGAAATTAAAGAAACTTCAATTAGAATTTGGGAACTTCGTAATACATTTAAAGATGATGATAAAAAATTAAAGAAGTCTATCCTCAGCGAACAGAATAAACTTAAACAGTCTCTTGAGAAACAAATTGAGAAAATTGACGAGCAGAGTGTTAAGGCCGATGAGTCTATTCTGAAATTCTTCAATGAACTCAAAGAAACTGTTGATACACTTCCTGAAGTAAAGTATTATGATGAAGATATTTCATCTATTAAAGGAGACATATCCTCACTTAAAAGTGGTCTAAAAGAATTAAACGAACTATCATCTTTAATTAAGAAAGATCAAAAAATATTAAAGGAAAATTATCTTCTTAATGAACCACCATCAGTAAAAGAAAAGGCAGGAGGACAAACTGATCCATTAACACCTCTTGATCAGAAGTTTGCAACTCTTGATGATCTATCAAATCACTACAGACTTTTCATTAATAGGATTACTACTCAACTCTCAACGATGGGTGGTGGTGGAGCAGGATTCATCAAAGATCTTGACGATGTTAGTTTTGATCAGACAACAGGAACTAATAAACTTTTAATTTATGATGGATCTAAGTGGGTAGGTATTTCCAGTACTGCTTTAGGTGGTGGTGGTGGTGGTGGTGGTGATGGTATAAGTGGTATAACCGTCAGAGAAGAGGGATCTGTTGTTGGCACTTCAAATAGTGTTCGAGATATTAATATTGTTGGTGATAATTTAACTGCCACTGCATCTGGTGTCGGTGCTACTATTACATTTACTTCTACACCAACATTTACTTCTGCCGCTGTTGGTTCTGGAGTTACTATTAATGCTGATGGTATTAATGTTACTGGTGTTGTAACTGCTACTACTTTCAGTGGTTCTGGTGCTAATTTAACATCAGTTCCTAATGGTGCATTAGATAACTCATCAGTATCTTATGGTGGAGTAGAACTAAGTCTTGGTGGTTCTGATGCAACACCGGCATTTAATCTTTCTGATGCTACTGCTTATCCTTATACTAGTCTTACTGGTATTACTACAGAAATTGTAGGTGATACAACACCACAACTTGGTGGAAACTTAGATCTTAATAGTAAGTTTATAACCGGAACAGGTGGAGTCAATGTTACTGGTGTCGTAACTGCTACTTCTTTTGTTGGTAATGTAACTGGTAATGCGGATACGGCAACATCATTAGCAACCGCAAGAACATTTGAATTAACCGGAGATGTTGTTGCTTCTCAGATTAGTTTTGATGGTACTGGTAATGTATCTTTAGCGGCAACAATCCAACCTAATAGTGTTGCTCTTGGTGGTGACACTACTGGTGATTATGTTGAGTCCATTAGTGGAACCGGAAATCAAATAACAGTAAGTAGTGGGACAGGAGAAGGTTCAACACCTGTAATTTCGATTCCAAATAACCCAACACTTCCGGGAACAACAGTTACTGTTGCAACTGATTTACAAGTTAATCGCAATTTAAATGTTACTGGGAATATAACAATTGGAGGCACTTCTGCAACAATATTTGCGGAAACTTTAAAGATTAGTGACGCAGATCTTATCCTTGGATTTAGAACTGATTCTAATGGCAATGATGTTTCAAATGACACTACAGCAAGTCATGGTGGTATTGCTATTGCATCAACAGAAGGAACTCCTCTAGTAAATCTTATTGGTGCCGGTGAAACTCTCCCGATCACATATAAAAAGATTATGTGGTTTGAGTCTGGTGCTTTTACTGGACTTGCTACTGATGCTTGGTTGACAAACTATGCATTTGGTGTTGGAACAACATCAATGTCGGCAGGCACTAAGTTTGCCGTTGGTAACATCGAAACAGATTTTGATGATATTACGTCTGTTAGGCACATCAATTCATCGGGTGTTGTAACTGCCACTACTTTCTCTGGTTCTGGTGCATCATTAACTTCAATTCCTAATGGAGCACTAACAAACTCTAGTATTGCTATTGGTGGTGTAACACTTAACTTAGGTGACACTGATGCGACACCGGCATTTAATCTTTCTGATGCTACTAACTATCCAACATCATCTTTAACCGGAACCATAACTAATGACCAACTTGCTGGTTCTATTGCCGATGGTAAGTTAGCAAGCACATTCCTTAAAAATGTAGTAGAAGACACTACTCCACAGTTAGGTGGAAACTTAGATCTTAATAGTAAGTTTATAACCGGAACAGGTGGTATTAATGTCACTGGTGTTGTAACTGCAACATCATTCACTGGTTCTGCAGCAAATTTAACGGGATTGACTGGTGCTTCTGCTGCAACTTATGGTGATGCATCTAATGTTGCTCAGATTGTAGTAGATGCTAATGGTAGAATAACTGGTATTAGCGAAGTTGCTATCTCTGGAGGAGGAGGAGGAGATACTGTTAGTATTACATCTAATGCTGCTGATATTCTATCCGTATCTTCTGGAGCAATTAGTGCTGATGATGCTGGTGCAGATAAAATAGTATTTTGGGATGATTCTGAAGGCAAGTTGACTTATCTTACTGTAGGTACTAATTTAAGTATTAGTGGAACTACAATTTCTGCTTCTGGAGGTGGAGGTTCAGGACCAGATCCAGTAATCATGGGAATGATATTCTAAATATAACAGGGAGATAAAAACATGGCTGCACCAAACTTAAAAAGTCCAACAACAATTACTGGAAAGACTGCAAGATATGCTGTGACTGCATCTATTGCTGCTGCATTGAGCAATGCTTCTTCTAGTGGTAAGGTATTAAAAATTAATAGTATTCTTTGTGCAAATGTTGATGGCACAAATTCTGCTGATATTAGTGTCAGTATTTACGACGGTTCAACAGATAGATATATTGCGAAGGTAATTTCTGTTCCAGCAAAAGCAACTCAAATTTTGTGTGCAAAGGATACATATTTTTACTTAGAAGAAGGTGACTCTATTCGTGCAGTTGCATCAGCAGCAAGTGATCTTGAACTTGTTATTGGGTATGAGGATATTTCATAATGTCAAAAGCAAGAGGTCTTATTACAGGAGGGAATTTTGAATCAAGATCTTCTGGAATGTATGACAGTGTTGATAATGTAAGAATTGCTGCTATATCCCAAGCAGGATTGAAGAAAGTGGGATCGCAGCAAACAAACTTATACACCACTGGATTAAGTTTTCCATATTCATTTGCTTGGTCACCAGATGGACTTCATTTGTATCTCGCATATGATGGTGATTATATTAAACACATTGAGTGTACCTCTCCTTTTAATACATCAGGATCAAGTACGCAAGCTACCTTTACCTGTTTACCTTACGATACCGCTACTTGGTGTATAGAAGTATCTCCAAATGGAAGATACCTTTATTTTGGTGGAACTACTGTTGATAGTATAAACCAGTTCACAATGGGAACTCCGTGGACGTTAACAACCAATGCAAACGATAATCTGGCGAATCGGTTGGTTCCTGGATATGAACAAATAAACAAAAGATTAGATAATATTTTTAGTATAGGTAGTGCGGATGCAAGTGTAAGAGGATTTGAATTTAATAATGATGGCACGAAGTTTTATTTAATTGGATTTGGTGATAACAATATTCAACAATTTACATTATCAACTGCATATGCTGTCGCAACAGTCTCATATGATGGTGCGTATAGTCTTGGTGGAGATGGTCTTACAACTCCATATAGTTTCCGGTGGAATAATGATGGAACCAAATTTTTTGTAGTTAACTATGGTACAGATGCAGTTGTTGAGTATAGTGTGTCAAATGCATATGATGTTACGAGTGGAACAATAACTGAGGGAACAAATTTCACTACTACATCATATGAGACCAATCCCTATGATGTAGGATTTAATGCTGATGGAACACAAATGTTTGTTATTGGCAATGGTAGTGACAAAATTCACGAATGGACTTTAAGCACTGGATTTGATTTATCGTCAACAGTAACCTATGTTTCGGGAACAGCATTAGGATTAACTAATCCATCACACTTTGATTTCAATCCCACAGGAACAAAGTTGGTAGTTATTGATTATGATACGGATGCAGTCAAAGCATATAACCTAAGCACAGGATTTGATTCATCAACAATTTCAAACTACGAATCAATTGATTTATCACCAACCCAGTGGGCCCAGACTCCCATTGGATCCGCTTATTTAACAAATTACATTGCTACTCCAAGTGGTTGTAGATTTAATGGTGATGGAACTACAATTACATTTCTGGATAGATTTTCTTCCTCATATGATAAAGCAGTATCAATTCCGTTAACAACTCCATACGAGTTATCAAGTTTTTCTGATGGTTGTATAGATTTGGTAACTCGTGGCAGCGACTTTCCAGTATCATTTAGGTTTAATCCTGATGGAACAAAGTGTTATGTTTTGGATGGAACTGATGATACGATATATCAGTGGAGTCTTGCCGTACCATATGTTTTAGGTAGAGGTTCAACTGCGATGGTTTATGATGGGGTATCATCATCTCTTACTTCATCAGATCCACAATTAAAAGGTTTTGACTTTACTCCTGATGGAAAAGGTATATTTACTTGTGGAAATTCTACTGATACAATTGGACATTTTACACTCTCAACTCCCTTTGATGTTACTAGCACATTGACATTTGTAGCAGCAATAGATACATCATCATTTGAAGCAGATCCTACTGAGGTTCGTGTTGTTAATACACCCGATGGATACAAACTCCATTTCTTAGGAGCAGGATCTGATAAAATTATTGAAATGGATATTAATTTCTAAATAGTTAAAAACATCTCATGAGCAAAACTAGACAAATTGCAAATATGGTTTCTA